TTCGGAGATGTGGGCATCGAAGCGGAGGCCGGTCTTGTCCTCTTTGAGTTCGGACGGGCGACCGATCGGGGCGTAGGCGTCGTGCTGCCAGAGGATCGGCGTCTTCTCGCCACGTTCGCGGATCGTCTTTCGAAACGCGCCGGGCTTGACCGCCGTCATGTACGAATCGACGGACCAGAAGTGGGAGGCATACCCGGAGAATCCGGCGCCATCATCAGCGGCCCGGAGATCGGCGGTACGATATTGAATGTCTGGTCTGGTGGTACGTGGTTGCGGCATGTGGCCGGCTCCCGGTGGGCAAACGAAAACGCGCTCCCTGTCCGGTCTGCCGGATGGGAACGCGTGGTTCGCTCACTGTTTACGGGCGCACTGGCCGCTTATTCGATTATGTGCATCATATCACGAACGACGTGACATCTTTGACTCAACTTGAAGCGCCCTGATTGTCGATCTCATCCTGATCCAGTCAGATTGCCATGACTCCACGGGTTCGGTCGTTACCCGGTGAAACAACGCATCGAAATCTCCCAGCACCCCTTCGACGGCATCTTCCTTGTCCAGCCTGATTCGCATCATTCTGGTGTGCCGGATGATGTCCTCGGCTACGCGCTTGGATACGCCAAGATCATCGGCCACCTGCTGATATGACCAGCCTTGCCCTATCTGTCGCCAATAAGCGCGCCAGTTGTCATTATCAATTCGACCAGGATGCGGATTCTCTTCAGGAATGCGCGGGTTCTTGGTTCCCATTCATCACCTCACGCGGCAATCAGCGCCACGATGGTCACTTCCTTGCAGCCACGACACGCCACCTCGACGGTGCTGCCAGCGGTGGCACGGGTGTACTTCTTGCCGCAGTGCGGGCAGTTTACCGTGAGCAATTTCGGTTTGGCGGAAATGTCGTTCAAGGAAACGCGGCGGATTGATTCCAGCATCTGCCACATCTGCGGATCCCGGTACACCACGTTCGACGGGCCGGGTGGCGGCAACTGGTCAGCGGTCGGCGATTTCGTCATGGGCTAGACCTCCCCCAGTGGCGTGGACAGGACAGGAGACACGGAAAGCGTCCCGTTGGGATGCTCGGCTGAGAGATGTCGTTGCACCTGCGACAGTGGCACCACGAGATTGTTCCGCTGCGCACAGGTCAATCCATCGCTGGCGCCGTAGCCGTCGGTATGGCTGGCGTTGTCGTGCAGTTGCGCCCGGTCGACCACGCCACTGGCCTGGTACGCCATCGTGGACGCCGTGCCGTACGCCATCATGGATTCCGTCCGTGCCACGGCCAGATGCCGGTTGGCGTAGGTCTGCGCGAACAGGTCACGGATCGCCGCGCCCATGTCCGGCACAGTCGTGCCATCGGTCAGCAGGCGGGTAATGGTGTCCTCGATGGCGGTGCGCGTCGTGGCGTTGATGCCGACCACCCGCTGCGCCAGCACGCCCTGCACGTCGGCGAGGTAGGGGTTCGCCACGGCCCAGGTGATTTCGCTGTCGATCAGCGATTCCGTGGTACTGAGTGCAGCATCGGACACCGCGTCCCACCACTGGCCGAACAGGCGCAACAGCGCGTCGTCCTCATTGCTCCAATCGATCTGCTCGACGGCGCGGGTTTCGTGCTGCCCGTTCCCGGCGATGGCCCGCAATCCCAGTTGCTCCGTCACCCGGTCGGCCTGTGCGGCGAAGAACGATTCGAGCCGTGGCGCGATCAGGTCGCCCAGCGCGTCGATGTGCTGCCGGTTGGTGGCGACGATGGCCGCCCGTTGCTCCCGTTCTGCCGGGGATAGCCGCATCTCGTTGACGTAGCGCCGGCCATCCCGGTACACGAACCGGGGCGCGGTGGGGTCATGGGTTGGCAGCGTCAGCAACGGATGCACCCAGCCCGTCACGCTCCGCTGTCCGTTCGGCGTGCTGTTCGCCACCGGCACCATGTTGAACGGGATCAGGAACTCGTCAGCGCCGTGGATGTCGTACCCGGCGTCGATCTGGGCTGTGTAGCGTGACACCAGACCGGATGTGAACGCCGCCACGGCCCGCGTCACCGCCGCGTCGCGATCCTCCTGGAACGCTGGATGCTCCGACGTGTCGAACCGGATATCCCACCCGTCGTCAATAATGAACTCCGGCAGCAGTTGCCGGGTGAACGCGTCGTCAATCCGCGACCAGAGCGCGTTCATGGTCACGGTGTAGAACGATTCCCGCGCCTCGCCGTAGTTGGAGTACGTGCTGTGTTGCAGTCCGATCGGTGCGCCAACCAACATCGGGGATATGCCGAACGCGGCGCAAATGGCGGCATCGATCCGGTCGTTCAGGTCGGCATAGGCGAGTTCGTTCATGTCGAGACCGATGCGCTGGATGTCCTTGATGCCCGGTGACAGCAGCGGTTCGCCGGCGTTGTGCAACCCCTGGTACTTCTGCTTCCACGCGTCGAGGAATGACGCCTTGACGGCGGGGTCTTTGAACTGCGCCGCCAGTTTCGGATCGTCGGACGGGATCAGCATGTACAGCGGGATCGCGCCGCGGTCCATAAACACCTTGACGAAATCGGTGAGCGCGCCGGTGATCTGCGCTTCCCGCAGCGCCGCCTCCATCGGGCCGATGCCAACCGGCGACCCGTCGGGCGTATCGGCGTAAGTGACGGGGATCACGTCGTCGGATTTCAGCGTGACCGGATCTCGGCCCGGCACCCGGTACTCCCAATCCGGTTGCGCCTGGCTGCGTGGGATCGGGCGTATCCAGTCGGACCGCAGCGGCCAGAGGCCGATCACGTTGCCGAGCCGGTCGCGCTCCTTCTCGATCACGCAGAACGACGTGACCGCAATATTCATAATCACGAACGACAGGAATCGCCCCTCGCCCATGCCGGGGTTGGGCTGAACCAGAAGACGCCGCAGCGGGTGGTCGTTGTCCGGTTCATCGGTGGGATCGTACACGCGGATCGGGGCGGTGGCACCCTCGTTGGCGAGATACTGCACGCAGCGAAAGATCAGCGGCACCCGGCGATACGCGCCCTGGTCGTACGTCTCGTACGTTGCCGGCAGCCACGTCGGGCGGCCCGCCGTCCATGCCGGGATCATGCCGCCAGCGGTGGCCGCCCGGTACTCGATGGTCACTTGCCGCTGGTTGGTGCGGATGCGCTGCCAGGTGTCGGAGAAGATGCCCACTTATGCGGCCCTCGCTGTCTGGGATCGGTAGAAGTCGGCAAGGTCGAGCACGGGTTCCAGCGCGCCCATGCACCCATAGCGTAGGGCGTCCATGCAGTGATCGTTCTGCTTGATCGGGTTGTCGCTGTTGGCGCGCCGTTCGTCCGGGTACTGGTACGACTCGAACTCGGCGATGGTGTGGACGCAGGACGGATCAACCGTCAAGCCCACGCCGAACGCGCTGGCGACGCGCTGGATGCCCGTCTGCACGTCGTTGACGGCCTTCTCCACCGGATACCCGTCGCCGGCCAGGTCACTGATATACGCGGCCGCTGACGGGTCGATGTACACCGCTTCCGGGGGGTTCTCGTCGCAGGCATCCTCAATCATGGCGGTGATGTCCGATGCGCTCATGCCGCGCTGGTAGTATTCGCGCTCCACATGGACCCGGCCATCACCGGCCACCCGCAGCACCAGCACGACCGTGGGATTCCTGGCGCCAACGTCCACACCGAGGACCGTGCGCCATCCGTCGCAATCGACCGCCTGCACGTTGCGCTCACGGTCGAACGCCTCGTACACCAAGCCATCGAACGACACGAAATCGCCGCCCAATTCCTGCGCGGCGAACTTCCCCTCGTACCCCAGGCCAGCCAGGTACTCGGGATCAAGCGTCGGGTTCTCGTCGGTGCGGAATCGGTACATCGTGTGCCGGTCGTCCGGGTGATGGACCCACTCTTCCCATATCCAGTTGCGGCCCTTCGGCGTCGTGGTAATCCATGCCTGCTGCATGTCCCCGACGCGGGTACGACCCTTGATGACCCGCCACGCCACGTCACTGACGTACGCGGCCTCGTCCACCCACGCATAGGACACGTTCGGTCCGCGCATGTTGTCTGGATCGTCGAGTGAGCGGAACAGGATTTCGTGCCCGCTCCCCGGCACCGTCAATAGCTTCTCGCCCTTGTTGTAGTCGAACCGGACGCCGAGGTCGCGCATCATCGAGAATAGCGTGCGTTGGGTGGCGTCGCGCAGCATCGGGAACGTGGGGGCGCAGACGAGGCCGAGTTCCCTGCGGTTCAGCCGTGACACCACCTTGGCAGCACCCACGAACGTCTTGCCGGAACCAATGCCACCGATCGCCGCCGGATACCGTGCCATGTCCCGGACAAACGTGGTTTGCCTGTGGAACAGGTCGATTCTGGCGACGGCTTCGCTCATTGCGGCCCGTCCGGTCGTTCACCGAACACGATGGTCAACGGACCACCGTCGGGACCGCCAACCTCGTGCTGCTGAACGGATCGCCCGTAGTCCTTGGGATACCGGCGTTCCAGCTTCCACGCCGCCGCCTGCCAGTGTTCGGACGCGGCCTGTTCGATCCGGGCCAGCCACTTCACGGACGCCCGGCCCTCAGCCTCTTTTATGGCGTCAAGAAACGCAGGGTATTTGTCACGCCACTGCCGGAACGTCTCGAAGGTGATTCCACCATAACCGGCGGCGAGTTCGTAGGTCGCGCCGAGTTCGATCGCCTGGGTGATCTTCTTCACCGTCTCCGGTGTGTACTTGGACTTGCGGCCCATCAGTCGGCCGCCTCGTGGAGCGCCGGGGTCGGGATCGAACCGCCCTCTTCCTCGTGGAACGTGGATGTGTCGCCGTCAACACTTCCGGCGCGTGGTTCACCGCGATACATTCCTGCACCACGTCGGTCGATTTCGCTGAACGAGAGGATCGGCACGGTGAGCCGTTCGCGTGCCGTGGGGTCGATGAAGTACAGGTAGCGCAACTGGTAGCCGGGGATCGGACGAAACCCAGCCTCAATGTAGGCTTTCATGGATGCGCCACCATTCGCGCCATTCTCATTCGGACGCTTCGGTAAAGAAGCGTCCGTGATGGTGTGTTTGCCCTTGGTCACCGTGGTCCGGGACACCCGGACCACCGCATCGGCCCGAGCCTGTTCCTTGTGTGATCGGTTGTCGGTCAACGAGGTGCGCGAGAATCGCGCACCTCCCGAGCGCAAAAGCGCAGGCGCTTTTGCGAACTGCACATTGTGCCCATCAACGTTCCGCATCGCGTGGTCGCTGAACGTATCGCCGCCCGGAGCTTCCCATATCGAATTATTCGGCTTGATTGCCGTCAACACGAACCCGGCTGCCCGGTAGATCGTGCCGTCGCCGCATTGAGCGCCATCCGCAAACGTGACGACCCATTTTATGTGCGGCGCGTGCTTCCGCAGCAACTTCATGGCAATGGACAGGGCGCGTGATTCGCTGTTGCGCGGCAGGACATCAGTGAACGCCATCCGGTTGATCTCAACAAACTCGTTCCAGCCGGTGCCGGATACCAGTCCCATGATCTTGCGTTTGTCCAGCGACGGGCCGAACTGCATTGCCCCTTCGAGTTTGCCGTTCAGGAATGCGCCGATGTGGATTTGCGAATTGTTGACGACCTTGCCAGAATAGTGGACGCGGCGAACCAACGCGTTGGCTTCCTGCGCGCTGATGGGCCGCAGCACCATATCCTTCGCGCCGCTCACCGGGCAACAACCGTCAGGAACGTTTCGCAGATACGGGCCAGGGCATTCCCGTTACTGTTCTCGTTGCCGGTGTCCACGAACGCGCCCATCCCCTTCGCGGCGGATATGGCGGCGTTAATCTGTTCGGCCTGGTCGTCGGACACGGTGAACGTCATTTGTTGGAACGGGGATTTGTCGCCATCGGGCAATGATCCGAACGCGTCGCCCCATGCGTCGCCATCGGGCAGGCCGGACAGGATGCGGTCCAGTTCCTCCGGGAACCAGAACTGCTCAAGGTCGATGCCGTCCTCCTGGAACGATGCCAGCACGTCGACGTCCCAGTCCAAGCCGAGTTCGCTGGATCGGTTGTCGGCAATGCCGAGTTCCTTGGCGGCGTTATCGGTGGCGAGGTCAAGGTCGGTGCGCTGGATGGCGTAGAGGGTGCGGCCGTCGGACTCGATGACATGAACGGGGATGCCGAGGCGTTCAGCGGTTTCGAGCGTCTTGTTGCCGGCGATGGCGACACCATGCCGGTCAACCAGGATCGAACGGCCGGCGCCGTACTGTTGCAGCGAACGCTCGACCATGCCGAGGCCGCGCACGGTGCCCTTATTCGCGTTGCGTTCGTCGGTTCGAAGGTCCGCCATACACCGTCCTGGACGTTGGGCCAATGATGCCCCATAGCATTATGCCTAGTCTATCAGATGGACTACGGCGGCTGTTCCACCTCCACCCGCATCCGGCGAAGAACCTCCGCGATGAAGATCAGTTCCTCGGTGACGTCGGACGGAACCATCCAGGTATCCTGTGTCGCTTCCGCCCACTCCCGCACGTCCGATTGCCAGATGCCGAGGGCTTCGTCGAGCAGCGTGTGCATCTTCCTGATCTTCGCCTTGGGCGGTTTCGTCATGCCGCTTCCTGCCGGTGGATCGCGAACCGGCCAGACTCGCAGATCGCCTCCAGCCAGATCAACAACCCGTACCCGCCGCGCATGGTCATTTGTTGCAGCGGGCCGCTACTCGTCTCGACGCAGACGATCACCGTGCCATCGTGCTCCACCGTGAGCCGGAGCGTCCGATCGTTGGCGGTGTCGTGATGTTCCTCACAGATCAGCGGGGCATCAATCACGGTCTTTGTCCTTCTGCTTGTCCTTGAACCCGATGTAAATCTTCCGGTCGTCCGGCTCGTCGATCTGCGCCCGGAGCCAGTCGGCAACACTGGTCCATGTTGGTTCGCCCTTTGCAAACGCAGTGCCGGGCTGAAAGTGCCACGATGGCTCCACCTTCTTCGCCAGTCCCTCGATCACTTGCGCCCGGATGAGGGGTTCGGCTACGGCGAGGGCGGCATCGGCGCC